GGCAGAATAATTTGTCGGGTACAGCACTACCGCCCGTGCCATCAAGACGTGCTCCAACGGTGAAACCTTGGACTTTATTTGTAGGAGGCGAATTTTCGTTCGTGTATCCAAATAAGTATAATCTTGTTCCTGCGAGTTCGCCTTGTCCACTTAATCCTGCGTTAATTACTTTTGTTCTGTTGATGTCAATGTTGACCCAGTTTACCGCAGTTTCATCACCAAAAATAACTTGATTATTGACGGTTGCACTATTGGCAACAGATAATGTAACGTCATTACCAGATGTACTTAATACAGTAGCACCAGTTCCGATACCATTGCCAGTTACATTCATACCTGCCAATACACCATACACCGAACCATCATTCGGTAAAGTAACAGTTGTAGCACCACTAGTACCAGTACATACTGCTGTTACAACAGGCAATGTTTTGGGTGGAATGATATGTGAGACGAATCCAGATTTGTCCTTAGAGAATGCTTTTGCCTTAAAACCAGCAGATCTTAAAGCAGTGTTACCAAAGTTAGAGTTAGAGTTCGTAATTGACATGTCACCGCCACTCAGTGCGGTAAAGTGTGTGCCATATCCAACAGCGAACACCGAAACTGCCTGAATGAATGAGTCATTACTACACTTAATATGTTCGTGTGCCCATCCCTTTCTATATTCTGCAAAACCATTCAAGTGAGCACCTGAACCTGCTGCCTGTGGTGTATAAGTTCCAGTTGATTGATCGTATAAAACAAATGCCCTATCATCTTTTTGTAGTGACAGACCAGTAAACTGCGCCACAACCATTGATTTGAAACCAGTAGATTTACTACCATCAGCGTGCATACCATTCATACCCCACACTGATCTCAGTGATAGGTTAAACGCATATGGTGATGCAGAGTCAACTGTATCAATCTCAGTTTTAACTGTGATAGCAGTACCTACAGCATTTCCACTCGGTTCACCCGACATCTGATAGGTAAAGATATTATCCCTAGCAGATGTTACAGTGAACGAACCTTCATACAATGCAATATCTGCTGCACTATTAGGTCCTAAAGATCCAGTAACACCATCAATGTTAATGTTAACACCAACAGAGAATCCATGATTTCTAGGTTGATCGAATTCGTCAACAGTTACAGCAGTTGCAGTTGCACCATTACTTGTAATCTGAGAAACACGATATTCGTCAGAGATAGGACCAACGATTCTGTTTTCTTCAACCCTTGCCTGAATTTGGTCAGTAGTAGGATCACCAGATGTATCAGGAATTGAAGAGAATGCTTTAGAGATCTTTTGATAGTAAATCTCCAAGTCTGTTCTCTCAAGAATATTTGGAACTGCGGAATAGTCACCAGAGGGAACTCTTCCAGCAGCAATAAAATCTGCTAAAGTATTGACATTATCTGCAAATTCAAAGCAGGTAAGTCTATGGTGAGAGAACTTTGGAGGAATTGTTTCTGTAGAGTCTGGTTTGAAATATACACCTTCTTCACTACCATCGAAGAAAGAGAATTGCCAGAAATATGTACCACCAGTTACTCTGAAAATAGAAGTTCTAGGAGGTTCCTGACCCTCATTAATGCCTTTTGCGGCATAAGTTGTAGGATAAGGAATGTACTTAGGAATAATTTTTGTACGACGAAGATCAGTACCTACAAGAGAACAACCTCTAGGAACAATGAGACCACCTTCTACAGAATTGTACTTATACAATACATTGTTAGGTGATGTAATATCTAAGTTTGAGTTAGCATCAATGGGAGCAACGTTTGTGTAGAGAACCTCGCCAGGTCTGTTATCAACAACATACTCTGCTGGATACAGCATGATAGAGAATGCGTCGAATTCGTCATTACTCAGACCAACTCGATACGAGAATCTTGCTACCTCAAGAAATGCTCTTTGAATAGTTTTGAATGGTCGCAATGCAGAGTTACCTCTGTTATCAATTGAATCAGATGCATCAAAGTCATCTGGATTCACATAGATAATTCTTCCCGTGCGGGAAGTAATAATGTTCTTAAGTCTAGTAAGAGCCATTTCTTATCCTTTGGTGATAATAGTATTTATTAGGAGGAGGTATAGTTCCTTACGGAAAGTTCAGTAGAGTTGTCTTCAAATCCAACCAAGGAAAAGATGTTATTTTGCGTTGCACTCTCTACAATCACACGTTGTCCAGGACCAACAACAATCGACGTAATTTTGTCAATGTTGTTTGCAGCATTAGTCTTATCTTTAACAATGTAATGCTGTGCCTCAAGTGCTGTTGTTGCAGTGCCAATAGAACTAACTGTGGCAAAACTTCTAGTTGCACCTGCTTTAAGAGGCGAATCTAAGAAGACTTCAGAACCTGCAAAATCAGCAGAGTTAAGACCTTTAATAATCTTAAGTGCGGTGCCAGTGTAATCTCTGACAACACCCCACTTACCAGCGGTCTGAGCAGTTACTGTAAACGAACTATTACCTACAGCAAATGTATCAGTTGAGTTGGACCATGTGTTTTCAATATCATAAACATAGATCTCACTATATTCATATGATGTAGTTGTGCCAAGATATCTTTCAGAACCACCATATCCTGCACCAGCGTTAGATCCAGTGTTTCCATCATACCAATAGAGAACTGATGGAGGTGTACCTTGAGTAAAATCATACTGAACATATGCGCCAGTAGATCCAGCGGTGCCATTAGTAGTCTTACCATCAGTATATTCAGTACCATTATCTCCTGTGGTAGCAGCATCATTATCAGGACCATACTCACCATTGATGGTAGAGGAAAGTCTCAACAATCTGCCACTCATAGAAGAGTCGGAAACATCAAATCTATAAGTTCTGTCTGTGAATACATTCAGATCATAGTCAGACGTTTGTGCATAGAAACCAAAGGTAGTCTCGTTATCTGTAGAGAATACAAACTCATCTCCAGCAGTACCAATACCACCAGTAGCAATAGTTGCAGAACCACCAGAACTTGCACTAACAGAGTCACCAGCAGCAAATGCACTACCACTACCATTGATGGTAGAAGGTCCAACTTGAACGATAAGATTGGAACCTGCATTGTATGCATCATAAATTAATGCAGTTGTTGCGTTAGGTGCAGTGCCTTTGGTTAAAGTTGCACCAATGTTAAAATCACCACTAGGACTTTCAACTGTAATAGCAGTAAGAGATACTTTCCTTACATGAATTGTTGTAGTTTCTGGAATGTAAAATCCATGGAACTTTGCTTTCTTTTCACCACTAGCACTAGTAAGTTGATCACCAGGAGTAATCGCTTCATCTGGTGTAATATTAGGACTCAAAGTGAATCTCTGACTAGTAATCACATCACCTTCATGGAAGAGATATGTGCTAGCGTCCATTGTTAGACTTTGGTCGTAATCTTTCAGAGCAACATCATATGCTGCTCCCGTACCATCGTTTGCAATGGTTAATACTGCGCTAGCAGATTTATTTGTTGGTGCTGCATACAAAACTGTATTTGTAGTACCAGCGGGTTTAGATTGTCCTAAAATGCCTGATCTTGCCATTGTTATAAATTAGAATCCTGCGTAAAAGAATTGTTGAAGTCTAGTGCGACCTGTTAGATTAGCAGCACCGATACCTGCACCAAAGTTAACATCATCGACCGTTACGTTTTCAGTAGAAAGTAATGTAGCGTCTGCATCTGGGAACTTAATTGTTCTTGCCGCAGTGATGTTAGTGGTGTCAATGGTTACATAACGAGTAGTTGATGCCGCCTCACGAATTTGAGGACGAATCAAAGTTTTATTTGACAGATCCTGAGTTGCTTTCTCAAGAACTGTGATGTTAGTAGCACCAGGATTATTTAGCGTATCCGTGTTTGGATAACCAATAGAGTTATTTGTTAGAGTCTGGATGTTAGATAAATCAAACGTCAGTCTCTTTGTATTGTCAATATCATCTGCAAGAATCAAATCAACAATAGTCTTAGCACTTAATGTCTGCGTAGTATCTTTACCAACCAGAGTAAGACTAAGGTCAGGAATTGTAATGACCCTTGTAGTTGTTAGAGCGTCAGTATTGAACTGGAAGAAATTAGTACCTGTTGAATCATTTGCAGCAAACTTAGGAAGAACGAGAGTCTTATTAAGAATCTTTTGTGTTGCCTTAGTATCAACGATGGTTGAATCAAGTACCGCTGGATCTTCTACTGTAACAACTGTAGTACCAGCATCAGGCAACTTATATGTTCTTTGTTGTCCTTGGGATCCAGGATTAGGATCGTAGTTTAGTACAAATTTTGCTCTATCAGAACTAGCATTAGCACCATCCTTATAAAGAATCAGATTATCATCATCGATCTGGATGGTTTTATTCGTGAGGGTTTGTGTAGTATCAGAACCGATTAAAGTAGTAGTGTCACTACTCATAGGAGGAAACTTAAAGATCCTCTGTGCAGAACCAGAACCAATATCAATCGTAGAAAATCTTGCTTGAGGACCAGTACCAGCGTCCTTAATGATAAACTCGGTATCTACAACTTCCAGTGTAGAGTCAATAATAACTGTACCTGTTCCAGCAGCACTCAGGTGAAGATTAGTTTTCTCGGGGGTTGTTGAATCAACGGCAGTGATAGTAATTTTTGAATTAGAACCAACTGCTGCTCTAGTAAGATAAAGACCACCAACACCAAAACCAAGACCTAATTCATCGTATGCATTTTGATACAATCCAGTATTTCGATCCAAGTCGAAAGATAATCCAGGCTCTGCTTTAGTGCCCTGTGCAACTCCCTTAAAGAGTTGATTTACTTTTGCCTTTCTGTTAGGAATCAACGGGTCAGATACGACAACGGGGAGAATTGCTTCTCCCGACAAGTTCGCATCTGCGATTGTATCTAACTGAGAAATTTTACGAGTTCCCACGAATAATCACACGATTTGCTACAAGTTTATTTATACGGATACAATTCATTGTATCTGAGGAATCGACGTGCGCTAGGTTTTACTTCTAGCGATTCACAACATGCAAGATACGATTCCCATTCATCAATCAGATTCAAAGGAATCGATAAGTCTGTGTCCTTGGATGAGTTCTCTGAATTCTTCATACTTTTTTGCATGGCGTTGATGATAATCAATCATTTCGGAAGTTTCAGCAAGCAGTTCTTCATATAAACGACGTGCAGAAACTTCTTCATCGTTAAGATAATCTAAAATGACATCTGCTAAACGACATTTCCTTTGATATGCATAGGTTTCCATCATTTCTGAATCTCCATATTTTGATAGTAATTAAAGTTAATTACAACTCTATGCTTACTATCAGTTGTTGTTGAACCAGTGTGTCTAGTATTAGTTGGAAAAATTACCATTCGATTACCAATAGTATCAATAGTTGTTCCATCTATAAAAGATGTATAACCATTACAAGTGTTTAGATAGTAGATTGCGGTAGTCATGTTATCGCTAATAGGTCTAGGAAAATCTACATGATAACCAAACTCTCTTAAATTTTCCGATTTAGTTAGAAGGTTTGCTTTAATTCTAATCCACATCCAAACATTCAACCTTTCCATGAATAACGTTTCAATGGCGTTGAAAGTTTCACTAACTGGACCTTTGTTTACATTGTAAATGCCATGTGTAAATTGAAATGTGTTTGGATCATTAAACTCCTCATCACATTGGTCGTTAACATAGTTTTGAAAATACCAGTTGATTTTATGACCAGTCATGAATTGACTGATAGTCATAAAATCTTCTTCTGGTAAGAAATCATCAATTACTTGTATCATCGTCCTTTACAAACCCCCAAGGACCAACCTTATCCTCAGAACGTTTTTTCATGGCAACACCAGCAAGAGATTCCATCACTTTCAGAATTTCTTCTGCCTTAGCACCTTCACCAAGTTCTCTGGCAACATAGAAATACTTAGGAAAGAATTCTTCTCCTGCTGCTTGATATTCTTCAAGGGTAGGTGGTTTCATTTTCCAACTCCATAATCAGGTGCTTTCAGTTCAAGTTTGCGAATGTCAGCATGAAGACGCTCAGTTGCATTTTGATGTAACTTTGCGATTGCTGCTTTTGCTTCAGGAGTTTCTTCCCACTCCCAAGTATCGCTACCAATAGTCATTGTTTTTTTCGTCATAATTTTCCTCCAACGATTGCGGACCCGACGACTCGGGAATATTGTTCTAGAGTGCCTTCTTGTTCACATTTAAGATGCCACCTAGACATGTCAGTGACAACTTTTTCGGTGAGACCGAATAGGAAATCCTTCCATTCACCATCAACTTGACGCATACTTTTCCACATAAATCGTGTTTCCACAACGTAGAAAGCATCATCAATTAGTTTGGCATCTTCAGGCACCATCTTCGGTTTTGTACTGCCACTCGTCTGTGTGTCCAACTGTCCACCATTTTGGTTCTGTTTCAACTGCATAGTTTTGTGTGCAAACTTTGAAATCGGGTTGTTTAAGTTTTCCTGGGATTAGTGAATTGTCTCTCCAGATCACTCGATTGTTCGGTTGAGCAGCGAACTGCCCGTTGTCGAGGGCGATGATGTTGAACGATTTATGTTCGGGGTCCAACTCAGAAAAATTAGTGTCAATAATAGACTGATCTGGATGAGCAGTGTCAATTGTAAATTCATATTCTCCTGCGTGCATTTTTTTGTCCTTACCAAAGAACTCGCAACGTCCTAGAATAGGTTTCCGAACTACAGTGATATTATAGTCGAAAGAGTCCCAAAGTTCAAGTACGTCCAAAGGGAGTTGATCTTCTGGATCGAAGTCTTTTTTCCATACAAATGCGCTTAAAGGTAATTTATCAAACAATGCACCATATTCAGTCAAAAGTGTCTCAAAATACAATGCTTTAGTCTGAACACTTTTAACGGAAATCCATATTCCTGGTGTCAATTCACCATGACCTTTTTCATGATCGTAAAGATATTCTTTCTTTACGAATACTGGATTTGGAGGAATAGGATGTACAAGGAATGCCATTAATTACCAGAAGCGAATAATACGTTTTCAACACGTCCCTCCACAAATGTAACCATAGCACTGGGAGTTGGAGCGTAATGTATAGTCCAATGTGCAGGATATAGTTCTATTTGTTTTGAAAGGGGGTATGGTGATACTCTACCATGATTTATGTTCTTTACAACCTTGAAGCATCCGCTATCTTCAAAATCATATGTTCCAGTGTGATCTACTGTCCAAAGTTGACCTTTAGGGTCAATCCAATTATACGTCATATATCCTTCCAGATCTTTAGTCCGTAACTCTCGATTCCAGAATCCTGGTCCAAGATCAAAGGTTGAATAAATTGTGTCGTATATTCCCATATGTTCCATGGTAGTTCGTTACTATTTAAACATCGGACCTTTCATCCATGCTACCAAAGAAATACGTTGACCGCTTTTTACTGGTCTAACTCTATGTGGAATCCAAGATGGAAATACGAGAGCAGTTCCTTTCTTTGGTTTCAAAGACATGAAACAATTTCTATGATAGTGAATTTGAAACTCACCACCTTCATATTCGTCAGCATCACTTAACAGAAGAGAACATGATAGTTTTCTCTCCTGACCAGGATATTCTGGTTTTAACGTTGATGTACCATCATCAGTATGCCATGTATAAAAGTCCTCATCCTCACCATTATAGATGGTAGATTGTATTCTACTATCAAAGTGAGTTAAATCATAATGAAAATATTCTTCATTAGCAGATGTCATAATGTTGTGAATAATTCCAGGAATCCATTCATCCCAATTAATCCAAGCAACATTAGATCTACGAACTAAATCTAAATCTGGATTCCCTTCTTTTTCAGATCCAGTCTCTGCTGTGTTATAAGTCAGTTCTTTAACTTGTTGCACCATCATTGCGATCATAGGATCAGGCAATTTAGTTCGTGTTTCGTAAAGGATTTTTTCGGTGAATGCTTGTTCCATGGTAACAATCATATAACTCCCCAGGTAGGATTTGAACCTACGACCAATCGATTAACAGTCGATAGCTCTGCCGCTGAGCTACTGAGGATTGAGTTTTTCTTGTTTGGCAGTCTTGAAGTAAAGACTATAATACTTTTTCTTCATATTGTCAATAGTGATCATATCTTCTTCAAAACCCATGTACTTAAGATGTTGATAAGTACCTTCCATCTCACTTATGAGTAGAAGAAGATGAACTCCCGTTACGGGTCTACCACCAAATTCGTAATTAGATGCCATAAAAGAGGGGGCGCTGTTTCTAAAATACAGATCTTTTGTACTCCCCCATGGAGAATAGGAGACTCGAACTCCTGACCCCCTGCGTGCAAAGCAGGTGCTCTACCAACTGAGCTAATTCCCCAAGGAGCCCCTGACAAGATTTGAACTTGCGACCTGAGCTTTACAAAAGCCCTGCTCTACCACTGAGCTACGGGGGCGATGGAAATGATAACCAACCTGTGACTATGTATTTGTGTTCGTGGGGTGCAACTACTCCACGATGTGTGAATGTCCAATCTGATGGCCAGATAAGTGTTTTACCTGTCTCAGGTTTAACTTTGAGTTGCTGATGGTAAAACTCAGTTTCACCACCAACATCAATATCATTGAGATAAGTCATAAAGACTAGATGTCTCATAGAACTTTCTACAGATCCTCGTTCGCAGTGATACAAACGAAAACTTTCGCCTGGTTTATACCATTGTAAACGAATAGGTTCTACGGCACTGAATTCACAATAAAACTCAGCGAATGGATACTCATCGCAATATGCATCTACACATTTCATGAGAGCATCATGATAAAGTTTTCCGTAACCTGTGTCTAAGTCTGTAAATTCAGAATCTGTAGATCTTTTTACGTTCAAGTCAACACCTCTTCCACATTCTCCAGGACGTTTATTCATGGAGGTATGAAAATGTATGATTAATTCTTCGCAGAGTTCTTTACTAATTTGATATTCTCTGATAAAATCATGCATTTGGAAAAGTAATATCCAGATTGAACGATAGTGTTCTCCTCACTTTATCGGATCGGTGAGGAGATACTCCATGCAACATATGACCTGGGAAAAACATTATGTCACCTTCTCTGATTGTAGGTACAAACCTATCAGATAGTTCCATAAGAGTTCTCCAGTTAAAAGACCATTGAATGTGATTTCTATTGTAGAAGTAGAATTCACTAAAGTCTATACCAGTGTCCAAGAAGAATACACATACTATATCATGATTAGAATGATCATGCAACTCTTGGAAACCATTTCTTGAATAAAAATTTATCCAAGGATCCCACATGTAATAATTTAGTTCTCCAATCTCTGCATTACGAGCAAATAGTTCAATAGAAGGTTTCAGGATTGGGAGATACTTTTCAGTTGAAAGACGATAAGTCTTTACATTACACATGTCGGACCATGAATATTTTACATTTTCACCCTCATCCATCTCTAGAGTTGAGATTAATTCACCAGCATTAGGTGCTTGAAATTTAGAATAAAATGAGTTAGAAAATAAAAATTCCATATTAAACGAAGGGAACACCCGACCAGAGCAAGTTTTAAGTCATTTCGGGACTATTGTCTTAGAGGCCAAGGACCATAATAATCCTCCTTATCAAGTTCCAAATACTGATACAATGCAATGTGTAGATGCCAATAACGAAGATACCAATCAGAAATTAGACCATACATCGGAAGTTCGTGATAGTCATTTTCATTTTGGTGAAGCATCTCAATCAACTTTTCCTTGTCCATAATATAGGAGTGGGGGGACTTGAACCCCCACGAGATTAATTCTCAACAGATTTTAAGTCTGGTGCGTCTACCGATTCCGCCACACTCCCATCATAGGTTGGGGGGTGGAAATGACAATACTCATTGAAAGTGATTTTCATCTCCTTGTTGCTAAGATTAGCATGTACTGCTGCTGTTGGCAAGTTCCATTTTGCTGACCAAAGCATTTCCATAGATTTACGAGTTTCAGGTCTCATCGGAAACACCAACTCCTTCTAAAAATGATTTACGAAATTCTTCTGCTTGCTGTTGGATTTCATCTGCAACAGGAGGGATCTCATTTACAGGAACCATCATCGCAGACTTTCCATCTGGACGAGTAATCTTCCAGCATACATGTTGAGATTCTGTTAGATCCATAATGAAATCAAAGTGATCTTCTGCTTGACGTAGGGTAATACCAATAGGTCCAATCATACTTCTGCAAAACAATAGGTGATCATATCGGGATCGAGAATTTCCCCTAGTTCAGAAACAGTTTCAGAGAAACCTGCTGCTCCTTCATAGTCCCACTTCCAATTGACATCTTTGTCATATCCTTCGTTGTCTACGATTTTCATAGAACGCTTCGAGAAGTTGACGAAGACATGTGCCAGTTCGGTGTCCATGGGAGTTCCCTTGATTACCTATGTATTATAGCACAACCAGAGCGAAACGCAAGGGGGGTGTGCCAGCAGTTACTTTGGCACAAAGTGGAACATCAGTTCCTTCCGAGAGACCTCTGACTGGTTAGCAGTCAAGCGATTACGCATGGTGCTGGGAAATACGCATAAAGCACCTTTATCGGGGTAAATATCGATCCAAGGAGAACTCCATACATTCCATTCCTTAGGTTGTCCGTATGGATCAGGGTCACAAGAAAACTTTATTGAACCAGATTCTTCTGTATAATCTTCCCACCAGAAAATAGCAGTAAACCAAGATCCTGGGTTACAATCTTCCCAAGTAAATCCTGATGGATCAGACTTTCGGAAGTATGATCTAGTCATTTGAATATCACATTGATACCCAAACTCACCAATTAAGTCTGCAGAAAGGTCGAGAAAATATTCTTGCAGTTCTCCTTTAAGGACATTATCCTTCTTAGAATATGCTATCTCAATATCCTGTTGTTCTTTTGAAGCAAACCACATCACATTAGATGCAAGTTTTTGAACTGCTTTAGTTTTTTCATCATCAATCTTCGTGATTGCTATCGGACGAGCAAACATCGGAAGAATTTGCCAATTTGTCATAATTAGTTTAAGTAAATAGTTGGTGCTCCAATGATCATTTTGCCTTTCGCGATGAGATTCATCGCACCACCAGCAGAGATACTACAAACGCCACCAACTTTTGTAGTAGCGACACCACCAACAGTTAATGTGTATGCACCTTTAACGTCACATACAGAAGTAAGACCATAGTTTTCTGCTTTAAGACCCGCAGTATTTGAAATAGTATACCGAGGAACAGCATCAGCAGCAGAACCAGCAGGAGACATGATAGTTTCTACAGATCCTTTTACTAGTCTGAAAATACCTGCTTTTGCAGGAGGAATACCTGCACTAAGCATGTTAATAGTTTCATTCAGTGTTGTTGTAATTAAACTGATACTATTAGATCCTGTGCAGATAATTTCTGCACCAGACATACTTTGCTGACTACAAGAGTTTTCATACAATGCACCAGTAATTTTAGTAGATTGTGATGCGAGGTTGATTTCGGATGCTTGTGCCTCAAGTTTAGCACCAACAACGTTGATATCAACATCAGATCCAAATTTCAATGTATGCTTTTGAATCTTAGTGTTTTTATCCTCACCATTCTTATCAACTACCTTAGGAGCACCTTCAGCATCAACGAATAAACCACCACCAACTTCAAGGTGCATGTCACCTGTAACTTTCAAGAAGTAATCGCCATTTACATTGACAACCTTATCATTGTCAACTGTTTTACAATCATCACCATGAATTTCTTGAGTGTAGTTACCTGCATAAGTTGAGTGGTTTGCAACTAAATTACCAGTATCACCTTTACCACTATTATTTTGCTTTGCGGTTTGATCTGCTAATTTTTGTGCTTCTTCATCACTGAGATCTTTGTTCTCTTCACGAATCTTTTTATATGCTACATGTTTAGCATACTCATGATTGTTAGTTTTAACCGCGAGGTGTGTAGTTCCGTTGGTATCTTTTTTTAGACTTGCTTGTCTACCTGGCGTACCAACATACATCTCATATGCACCATTAATCCATGTTTTTGCAGCAGTCATATATGGATCTGCTTCAGCAATGATGTTATCAATTAAACTTCCACCACCACTATTATTGCCACAACTCCCTCTTTGTTTTCCTCGGATTTTATTAATTTCTGCTAATTCTTCAGGTGTACAATGTGTAACACCAAAGAGAGGGAACCAACCAACTGTATCTACACCGCCATCAGGAGTTCTGTTGCAATTACCAGCAGCAAACTTAATAAACATAGCAATGAGACCAGTGATGCTACTGATTCCATTCTTGATTAAGTCTGTTCCTTCTGAGAAAATAGCACTACCAGATTTCCATGCTTCAATAATTTCTTGTGCTTGCTGAACACCCTGAACAATAGTTGAAACTGTATCAACAATTGAAAGAACTTGATCAAGGATGTTATTTACACTGCAGACGATACTATCAATGATTTCCTGAACACCCTGAAGAACCATTGCTGCCTTATCAATGATTCCATCCAAGAATGAATTAACAATATTAGTAAGACTTCCAATAGGATCAGAAATGTAACCAATCAAGTTAGAGTCAATATTACATAGAGAAGATAGAATCTGTACGACTGCCTGTTGAATAGCAGTAAAGATAATAAACGGAACACCAGTAGCACCGCCTAAAAGGTTAACGAGTTGCAGTTGCTCTGCTAAGTTAGCAATTGATTGACGAACTGCAGAAACAACCTGTGTAAATACTGCACTCAAAAAGTTTTGAATCTTTGCAGTCAATGCCTTTGCAGTAACCAGTTTTCCAGAAACAATATCTAAGAAGTCACCATCTTCTGCTTTAACTAGATTACCTGCCGTATCTGCTAGATCTTCTACAAGATAAGATAATTGATACTCTAAAGTTTTCCATGGACCACCAACACCATTAGCAGCAGGAATTGGTTTTTCTGGATTTCTTGGTTTTACAGGGTTAGCACTACTACCAGCAACACCAGGAGTTGTAGCAATACTATTTGGAGAACCAGCACCTTGAACACCTGTTGTCTTACTAGCAGGCAATGATACTGAGTTATTATTACCCTGACGATTATATCCTTCTGATTTAGTTCTAGCAGTAACAGAGTTTGGCGTAGTTGGATTCAAAGCAGATGCATTGGGTGCAATGCCTGGTTCCATGTATTCACCAGTAAATGCAAATACTTTCTTATCTGCAGATTCTGGAGATTTATTTACACGCAAGACACCAATCACAATGGGCATCTGTGCAGATTCTCCATCCATGAAGAATCCCATAACAATAGCGCCAGGTTGTAATTGACCAGAACTTTCACCCTGACCATCATTACCTGCCTGAGAAGTATGTTGTAGAACAGTTGCCCAAGGAATTTCTTTAGTTGGCAAATCAGCAGTAGTTCCACCACGAACATTTGTGTAATATCCAAGAACCCGAACCTTACAGCGTCCGAGTTCCATTGGATCTTCGTTGTCTTCTACTTCACCAACCCACCAGAAAAATCCGTCTCTACCGACAAAATTTACTGAAGGTTCATTGATAATACCATCAATTGTTGCCATTTATTTAAGGTTTATATCCTATAAGTTTATTTAGTAAGGTATCCGTTTTCTTTTAACCATTCACCAGTCATGGGTGTAGGATCATAATCAGTCCACATAGTGCCACGAGCACAGGACTCTAATGCTTCCTGTGTCATATTCTCAGTTTTGCCTGCCCAGGTTGCTTCTGCTTCCCAGGGTTGTGCGTGTGCAGGATAAGTGCGCTTGACCATTTCTTTCCAAATCATAGGAACATCTTCTTCAGGTTTGATAATAGCGATCATATTATTCTTGATGGTCCCTGCCATACAATCCTGAGCAGCGTGCCAACCTTCATGACGAACAACACTCATGAGTACATGTGGGCGATACACATATGAGCGATTGAGATAAAAGTGATTACTTACAGTATGATAGACACCACGATGTCCTACAGGAAAATACTTTTCATCGGCAAGGTGAACATGAACACCAATCTTCTTAAAGGCAATCATAATCTGATCAAACTCATCTTTGACTGGATCCCAATCAGATTGTGGAAATGCATGTTCGAGATCAATAGATGAGTTGATCCTTTCTACATCCTTGGTGCATTCTTTAAGAAGCATACAACCCATGGCATCCATGGTGTAGTATCCTTTAGTAATCTTACCCTCTGCTTGTACAGGCATGGAGAATCCATGTGCCATACCGAGAAGAAGTCCAGCAATAATAGTGTTTTTCATACTTTTAAAGACAAATTGCCTGAGATAGAAATACGTTGGTCATCACAATTATAGAAAGGATATACTATATGTGTTAGTTTAGATGGGAAAAATAACATAGTTCCTTCATATTCAGGTGACATAAAATATGTGTAAGGACAAGGTTGACCTAAAATATTTGTGATGATAAATTCAAAATTAGAAATGTCCATAGAATTTGATCGAGCAAATGGTAATTTCTTTTGCTCTTCAAATTCAGTAGGAATTTTCATCCAGATTACAAAACTATAGATACCAGTATGATCATGCATTGGGTTGAATTCATATTGGTTCTGATAGTTAACCCACATTTTATCCAAACATATAGGAAGGACTTCTGTTGTAGGCAATGATCTAGTTAAGTCAATAAATTCTTGACCATATCTTTCTATCAGTTCTATCAATGTATTATTGAAGAACCAATCATCAGTGTCAGGAATCACATGACTAGTGGAAATATTTCCTGCTAGATGTTCTTTTAAGTCCTTACCTCCGCTTTCAATACATTCCCATAAATGTATCTTTTCTTGGCGAGATAATTTTTTTTCTAACCATCCAAGATTGTTGGGACTGACTGCTTTAATCATCGCTGATTTTGCTCACAAATAATGAATTGACTGATACAATATCTACCAAGTTTTTCACCTTGTCGTTTCATTTTGATAGGAGTTACCTCATGCATCAATGGAGATGGGAAGATCAAAGTTCTATTATAGTCTAGATCTACCTTATAGTCAAATTCAGGAAAAATTAAATCTCCACCTCTAAATGCTCTAGGTTTTTTATAAAACCAAGTTAGAGTTGTGACAATAGAAACATCCCAATGAGGTTTATATGAATTACTATCTTCATAGTAACAAAGTTGAGTATTGTATGCAGAAAGATTTCGTGCAGAAAAATACCAGTGTCCATGATCTTTTAATATTTGCAGATCATTTTCATACATTTTAGCAGTATTCCTTAAAATGCTAGAATGATTTCTGTCAGTGAAAAAATCATCTACCCATACAACATAATTGTCTTTAAGCAATTTTCCATCAGGAGATAGTGCTCCATCTCCAGCACTACTTTTTACCATCCTACTAGGATGTGTAAGATAATCTAACTCTTCCCAAATTTCTTTTTGTTGCCAATCATCATAATGATTGTCAATAATGATGTGGGGGAAAGGTTCTTTTAAATACTGAATGTTCATAATATGGGAGATACAAGGATCGAACTTGTGACAATCTCGGTGTAAACGAGGTGCTCTACCGCTGAGCTAATCTCCCGTTCGGATAAATTTGTAAGGATTGTGAGATCCCCACACCATTTCTCCATTTGTATTAAATCCTCTATCTCTACTATGTAATTTAGTACCATAGAGAGACATCATAGATTCAACACGATATCCTTTAACACCAGTGCATTTATCACCGACTAAACGTCCGTGCCATGCAGTGCCGTCGAATGAGAACATCATATCACAATTTTCCGATCGTGTCCAGTCTAGATCGTAATTTTCAAAGACAACTTCAGTTTCTGAGATGACTACGAGTTTGTGATATCTTTCTCGATATGGATTGCTGGGACCATCCTTTCTATAAAAGTTTTTTGAATGATACCCACCATCAATCTTCTCCCATATTGTTTCTACTTGAGCATAACAATGTGGAGAAGATTGTGCTTGATATTTGTTTGTCCAGTGTCCTAATAAAAAATCATCAATCGTCATACACTAGGCATTCAGGTTCCGATGGGAATTGGTCGCAATAGAGCTCAAGGTATGTAGGGTCATGATGGTCACCCGCTTCGATTTCCTTTTTATGGTGCTCTTTGTATTCCTCAAGATCATGCAGTTCGCTTTCAATATGACGACGCATTTGAGGATTTGTGTTTGGATTATCGAGAATTTCCTTATCCTTCTCGATATGTTGTTCGATGGATTCCATATTTGTATACTACTGATACGTTACTATTTATTTCAGAACTGAATCCTTAACCAGGAATAGTTCCGTCTCTAGGATAGTTCCTGTAGAACTATGTGTCAAGGAAGCAATCATGTATCTTCCACTATATTTTTTATCTATCTGAGTTTTACTACCACTTCTAGTGGTTGCAGGTATAACTATGTTGATTCCATGACCTGCATACAGATCTAAATTACCAGGAATTTTAATTCTAAGTTTGATAGTCTTCAACGATTCAAATCTCATCCACTGATATGCTTGAAGTTCTACCAATGCTTCATAGTTAGTGTCTGCATTCTGTTGAAACTTAGGATCGAAAATCTGATTAGGTAGGATAGTATATCTAACCCTCTTTGGATAATCAACTAAATTTTTAACATTATCATCTGCTTTTTCAAATGGATTTGTAGAGTTCTTACCTAAGTGAGACATGTTTGACCACAACTCTTTCAGGGAATATCGATATGCATCAACGGACATATCTGTACTGGTTCCCATCTTAGAGTTAGGTACAGTATTAGGATCAAATCCAATACTAAATCCAGACCATGCACCATGCCTCAAACCTTCCAAAAAGTTTCTTTCGCTTGGAAAGGTTAAGGCATTGATTTTGTATGAGTCCATAGCACCATCATCGCCACGCTTAGGACTATATGAATAACTATACAATCTTGGTTTTCCAGTATTTGTATTTGTCTTTTCTGTAGGAGATTGATCGTTAATATCCTCAATCATTTTGTCAATAGACTTAAAATTAAACCCAAGTCCATTTTCAAAAAAAGCAAAACCATTTTGAAATCCACCACCTGATTGACTCTTTCTGATAGTTCTTTGTGCAATCCAATAAATTGCATCAAAGGGTCTCCAGTTTGGAGCAACAAAATGATGATCGTTCAAAGTCTCTTCCAAGTATACTTTTTTACCACTAGAAAGATATTTTTGATTTTTAACTAATTGTTTTACAATTTGAGATGCTTCGGTTCCATTCTTAAAGATAACTTCAGAGTTTCCGAATACATTTGTAACCTCATTACGAACAAACTCATCAGAAGCACAATTAACTATGAATACATCAGAACCCTGATTAGTTCTTGTTCTAGATTCAATTTCATAACTTCTAAAATTATAACTCTTATCGACGATCGTACCAACAATATTGAGAGAAAACTGCTCAGATCCAGTTAAAGCACCAATCAGACCAGCAGCATCTTCAAAGATAAATGATGCTTCTATAGTGGCATTTTCAATACTTTCAAAGATCTCAAATCCTCTGACAAATTCTTTCAGGTCATAACTACCTTCAGAGTTCTGAAGTTTTTGACCATTTCTATAAACTAACAGGGTGAAATCAATTTCACCAACCTGTTCTCTTTTAATACTCATTTGATCAGACCTTTAATTGGATTTAGGTTGGAATTCAACGCCTTTGCAGATGTTTGTTGTACTCCGTTGACACGACTGGTTCCCCGACCACTCATACTACTAGTCATCATATGTTGTTCCTGTTGTCCACTCGCTTGTGACATTAGTTGTGTAATCACTTGCTGAGCAGCACCAATCTGCTGTCTATTCATACCATTTTGTCTTCCAACCTGATCCATAACAGCTTGAATCATCTCTCTAGTTCTTTGACTTATGCCTTCCTTGGCAGCATTTCTATCTTCAGTTAGTTTTGCCAATTCTCTCTGTCTTTGTACATCACTAGCACCTGGTCGTTTTCCAGGTCCTAAATTAGACATATTACCAGTAGGACCACCAGGAACTGCGCCTCTTAGTGCTGCTAATCGTTGATTAGTATCTGCCTGTTGAGCCTGTCTAATGAGGGCATCTACTGAATGTGCATAACTAGCACCCCTTCTCACCATACCAGATCTAGAATCAGATCCAGGTCCGAGACCTAAATTAATTTTAACTTTTGGTTTACTTGATTCAGTTGCTGCATCTCCTACAGGAGAATCTAAACCTCTATGACCACTAGTACCACCATCAGGACCAATCTCACTTACTGGTGTTTGTAGATTTTTATTGCCAGCAGTAGTGAAGAAATGATTACCAAATTGAACAACGTTGACATTCTGAGAAGAATCTTTTTTTGCAGAACCAGTTCTAAATCCAGTTGCTGCTAACAAATAATTGATCTGATCTGGTCCTAATCCCCGTGCCTCAAGACTACCCCTAAGACCTGAAGGATTTTGTGCTATTTTAATCGCTGATGCTGCAGCGTCCATCTGTCCTTTAGTTCTTGGTTTATTGATACTTCCATCACCATTACCATTAATAGATGCTGGTACTGGTTGATACTGACCAGGAGCATTAATAACGTCAGTGATACTACCAGACTTTGCGTTAAACATTCCAGGATTAACTACATTGCCCTGAATTAGTCCTGCTCTATTAAGAACTGATCTAGCAACCAATGCCTGTCCAATTAAACCTTCTCCACCTGCTTCTGCTAAAACGAGTTTTTGTAAGTATTCAAATTCTTTGGAACCAGAAATTTCTCCGCCCTGTCTAGTAGAACCAGATCCAGTATTGTCAGTAGCAGGTCCACCAGCACTAGGAATATTATACCTCTCACCTTTTGCCAAATATTTTTTAACCATGGCACGAAGTTTATCACCACCACTGCCATCTGCTTCATTCTTAGATAGTTTATGTAAGTCAGAACGCTCACCAGTACCACCCCACCAAGTAGGACCATAATTATCATGAGGTGATCTACCATCTTTATTTGATGCTGCTTCAGCGTGATTCATTACACGCTTAATATTAATATGTTTTGGTTCCCATCCCCAGTCTAGAGCAACGTTAGATGCTTCCTTTGCCATATTTTGAAGTTGAATGTTTTTAGGACCATAGTTGTCCCAATCCCATCCCTTCATACCTGCCATGGAGATACCTACATTACCACGATTTCTGTAGTAAGTATGGTTAGTATGTTCATCATAACCCTTGTGTCTATATGCACTACCATCACCTTGAATAGTTGTGTGATATGGACCATTCTTCCAATTATATCCACCAGCAGTCCAGTGGAAATAAATCTGTTTATCTAAATTACCACCCTGTGCAAATCCAGGAACTTTATATCCTAAACTTTTTGCTTCACCCAGTCGTTTATCTGTTAGGTGGGGTTGCGTTTTTGTTCCAGGAGTATTAAAAGGAACGACGAAAGCTCCCCCATCGCTCTTTCTAGCGACGTACTCAGAGCCATGTCCGATAAACGCGGTTGATCTCCCTCCATCCAATGATACGGGATATCCTGATTGTGGTCCATTGATCCATCCTCCCTGAGAGAAACCTTTTAATGAGGGGACTTTACCACCTCTAGAGAAAACATTGAAAGGTTCGGAGACATTAAATCCACCACCACTTTTCTCCTCAGACATTTCCTGCTGACGAGATTTGCCTTGAGCTGCAGCATCTTCATCCTGTGCAGAACCCTCTTGGTTTGATAGGTACGTCATGACACCTGCAGTGATGACGCCAGCAGCTAATAGAGTCTTTGGATTAAGTCCAAACCTCAAAGCTCTTTTTATAAGGCTTGCTTTGCCTCTCACAAGGCCATTATAAAACAATTTGAGGACGGCACCAAAATCCGTAATAATTTTTAAAGGATTGCTCAACCAACGCAATCCAAGGAACAATGCACCTAATCCAACAAATGCTTGTCCAAAACCTTTTAGTTTTTCCCACCAACTAGTATCATCAGATAAAAGTTTATATAATCCTTCAATAGTATTAACGACACCAAATTTTGCCCAGTCAAAAATAAACTTGACTACCTTAGCAATACCTTCTAAAATACCAATAACTTTCTGTTTATTTTTCGGGTCAGCTAACCATTTGAGTGCAGGTACAACAACAAATAATTTGAACAAACCCCCAAACATCTTCATGATAGCTTCAAAGAAACTACCTGTGCCAGTTACAAGTTGTCCTACAAAACTAACCAGTTTCCTATCTTTTTTCGGTTCTGTATATTCAGCGTCAAACTTTTTCTTTTGCTTCTCTTGCAATTCCAATCTACCGATCATGGCAGACTTCAAACCAGCAACCATTCCAGCAATTGAATTCAGGGTAGCACCCAGATTATTCACTGCTTGAGTATTGTTGTTAATAGATTTTACTAACTTTGCTCTTCTTTTAGGTTCGTTCTTTGTGTCATTAGCATCAACAGATACTTTTTCTACATTAACGAACTTATAGAAATTAATCTTGCTAGTTTTTGAAATGGTTGCCATCAATTATCTCCCTGAGGCAGCATGTTGAACAATAGTTCTAACGTTATTTATGGGCACTGCTTGAGGAATAGGAACAATTTTCTCAAGAACAACTGGAACAGGAACAATGTCTATAGCAGTGTTCATTACATATTCAGCAGATAAACCACCAGGTTTCATCATTTCTTTTGTAGCAGAACTTGCTACACCCAAAATCTTAGGATCGATACCGAGATCGGAACCAATCTCACTAATTGCAGATGAATAATCTCCACCTATAGCATTAGTAATACCTCGGAAGATACCACCAGCACCAAACTGATCTGCCATTGCTTGCATACCAGTCATTGCATCGAATCCACTATTCACAAATGCAGATACAGTTCCACCAAAACTTCCAAGTTTAGAACCAATATCAAAAGAGTTGAATGCATTCTGAATAGCACCACCGAAGTTACCACCTGCTAATTGCTGTGCAATACCACCAAGATTAGGATTGATCATGTTCAATCCACCGCTGAGAGCACCCATAAAGTTGCCACTCATCAGATTACCTCCAATGGCACCTAATGCTGGGTTGATCATGTTTAATCCACCAGTGATAGCACCAGCAAAGTTTCCTCCCAGCAAGTTTGATGCAATTCCTCCAAGTGGCGAATCCATGAAATTGCCAACTTGACTCATTATTCCACTTACTCCAGGAATCATGCTGAGACCTTGAGTGATAGCACCCATGGGATTACCACTGGCAAGACCAGCAACTGCATTAACACCTGCTATGATAGGTCCAGCACCAGGAATAAACGACGCAGCAGTCTGAACAATAGGGTTACTTACAATACTACCAACTGCTTTACCTACACCACTTACCGCTTTCTTAATACCTTTGACAATACCACCAAGGAATAATTGTTGAGGTTGTACAAGTCCGCCGCCAGAATGTGCTTGTCTGTCTTGAGATCCTTTTGCTTGAGGAGAAGTCTGACTTGGATCATATTTTGCACCAAACGTTTGTTGGAACGTTCCTGGTTGCATTAAGAAATCAAAGAACCTATCTCTTTGTGCCCAAAGTTTTCCAACATTCGCGAAGAATGGTTGAATAGCATTCTCCCAAATAAAACCTATAGGACCAGGGAATACAAATAGTTTGGTAAGTTGTTTTGTTATTTTGAATAACTCGCCACCAATTTTCCACCAGTTAAGTGGATTGGCGAGATACTTCATCACCTTGAACATCGAACCAGCAATGCTGCCGAGTTCCTCCCAAAGGGCATCAAAGAAATTTTTGACACCTAGGAATTCTGCCATGGAACCTAACATGTTCCACAGACCGCCAATCCCCTTGACTACATTACCAAAGAATTCTGCTATACCTTGACCAATTTGTGTCCAGAACTCACCAGTAAATAAAGTCTTGACTGCTCCCATCAGGGATTCGCCTACAGCACCAAGACCACCTGATCCACCACCTTCTCCAGTGATAGTGCTAAACAACCATCCACCAAGTGCTTCACCACCAAGACTACCGAGCACACCTCCAATAAAGGCACCGATAGGAACTGTGAGAGGTGCTGCTGGACCACCAATAGCACCAATAGCACCACCCGCCCAAGTTCCAAGCAGTTCACCAATACCTGCACCAACTGCCATAGCAGAAGACTTGGCAATCGATTCACCTGCTGCCCAGTTAAGTGCAAATGTAATCAGAGGACCAATGACAGGAATTCTGTTAAAAACTTTCTTCAGAGCCTTGACACCGCCCATGCCAAGAATCTTCAGGAAGAAACGTTGTGTTGCTTTATCAATTCCCTTCTTGAAGATGGAAGATCCTGCTAATTTTGCTGCCTGTTCGTTGCTTTCACCTAATAAAGTCGCAGTAATCCTATTACTTCTGGTAGATAGACTACCCAGTTTAGGTGCAGATTTAATCTGCCCTTTACTAATTCTCTTTGCTACATCTGCTTTAGCACGCGCTGCTGCTTGAGATGGAGAAACACCTTCAGAGATTAATTGATTATATCTTTGGTTATATACATTTCTAGCAGCATTACCATGCTGTTTAGAAATATTGTCACCTATTCTTCTTTGTGGTGAATTTAAAGCACTATCTTCAATCCCAGTAAACGTAGTCTGGGGTCTTACTTGCGGTTTTGGTGTTGTAGTAGTGCTACCTGGTGGTTTCTTAGTTTTAGGATCTACTCCAGGAGGTTTCTTTTGTGTCTTCGACTTTGGTTGGTTCTTTGGTTGCTTTGTCCCTCCACCAAGACTTAGAAGATCGATGATACCAAGAATATCAGTAATTAAACTGAATGGATTCATCAAATACTTCAGTGCTGTGATGCCAAGCATCACCTTTCCAAGACCCTTCAGACGAGTACCAAAGTCTGAATTAGGATCCATCAATGCTGAGAATCCGTCTAAGAAAGTTGTAGTTAGACCTTTAGCAAATCCATATAACTTTTCAAAAACAAATTGTGTTTTCTCTAAAAAAGTTACAATCTGTTGTTTCTTTTCAGGATCTGACAGATATTTTAAAGTCTCTGTAATAATGCCCAGAGTGGCAACCTTCATTAAAAGACTACCGATCGGTCCAAAGAAACTTTCTAACCAACCAAACGATTTTTTTATACCTTTCTTAGTCTTACTATCCTTCTTAGGTTTTACCTTTCCTTTTTCTAGTTTTTCTAATTCCTGTGCCTCTTCAGCAGCAGCATCCATTTCCCGACGCTTTCTCTTGCGTGCCAGGATTTCTTCAGTCTTTTGTAATGTTTGACCTTTAAGAGCAATTTTCTCCAGATCCTGTACCATTTCACCGATACTGGATGCAATTGCTCCCGTTCTGTTTAATGCTAAAGTAGTTTTACTCGCAGCAGCGACTGGAGCAGGTGCATTGGCACCTACTGAACCAGGATTTACAAATTTATAGACTTGTAATTTAGCCACCTTTTGCTTGCTGCTCCTTCATTCGTTTTTCTTCCTCCTTTAGGAATTGCATCAACATGTTGATATAAATTTCTTTTTCCCAAGGCATTAAATTATCAATATGTTCGATGTTCCACTTATGATGGTGCATCAGGGCAAAATTGCCTTCATAGTATGAACGAAGATTGTTGTGAAGGAGTGCTAGGCGAAAAAACTCGCTAGTCCCTCAAGCACAATCGTGTTTTCCTTTCCAGTATTGGGATTGGTAATAGTCAAGGTATGTGATAACTTAGGCATGGTCTCAAAGAACTCTTGAATCATACCAAATTGTTTGCTATTAAGCTCTTCAAACCATTCCAAGATTTCTTTTTTAGGCATGTCGGAACAATCATATACCTGATTTTCATCAGCAATTGATTCAACACATCCTGCTGCCATTTCAAAGATTTGATCAACACCAGGTCCATCACTATCAACGAAATTCATTTTGACAAAGGTATCCAAACTAGGATATCCCATGGTCACAATAACGTCATCTGAGATCTGGATTGCCTTTTTATGCTTTCTATCCTTGATTACTTTGATTTCATCGAGAGGAATAGATGCCTTGACTTCAGTTTCACCATCATCTTGACATGTGACTGTCACATCAACAGATTCACCTACAGACTTTGTACGGATTTGCAAGAACAAGTATTCAATGTCAAATGTAGATAATTTGTCTACATTTTTAACATCAGAACATGCACTGATAATGTCCTTGATCGCAGTAATAATCTGATCTGTTTCACCCGTTTCAGTTGCTAAAAGAAGCAATTTTTCTTCCTTTACGAGGAAAGGTCTAAAGTTCACCGTACTACCATCAGAAGGTAGTTTTAGTTTGTATTTTGGGGTGTTTAACTTAGGTAATGCCATAGAAATTCAATTCAGTATATTTATTTAGACGAGGTTCGTATCAATGATATTATCAGAAGTTTCTGCCATGTCAAGTACGATATCGGGACGACCTGGGGAATCAAATTGATCCTTAGTAAAGAACCTATATCTTTCATAGTAAAAACCAACAGTAAGTTCCATAACTCGTGCCTTATCGTTATTTAACTGAATAGACCCAATGTTATATGGAAAAACGTTCTGCAATTCCCAACATGCTGTAACATCATTCTTTCTAGCGGTTAGAACTTGCAGACCTTGTGATGCTGCTCTCCTAACCTCCGATAGAAGTTTGGGATCTGATATTGCTAAATCTCCACCACCTCTCTCCATTTTGAAGATGTATAATCTAGGGCAAACGTACTCGCGATAGAATTCTGTAAATTGATTGGAATCTCTCGCCATCTCATCAACCCATCTCTCAAAGAAGTTTCTGGTGTATTGAGAACGAGGAACTTGAAACGTTATATTGATTTGACTAAATGCTGTACCAGTAGCATACTTAAATCCAGAACCTACATTTACAATTTGACCACTAGTTACCTGCTTACTGGGTAAGTTTACAGTCTTGGCATAGTAATCTAAAAGTAAGTTTCTTAAATCACCTCGCTCAGGATTGAAAACTTCATCGGTCTGACCCGCAAATGTTCCAGATACTTGAGTTTGTGTTGATCTAAGAATAGCAGGACATGCAAAATGTAACGAAAATAAATTCGTCGTACTAGGGAAATTATCATTGTCCTTGAATTGCCCTATGAATTCATTTAATGAGTTATATTTTGCTGCCTGCGGATTTGGGATTGCCATTAGACCTTAAGTTCCTTTTCTGTGATTAACATAAATTCCCAATTATTATCTTTGCAGAATTCAGTTGCTGCTTTCCACTTTGCTTGGTTGACACTCCAAGTAACAACCTCATTAATATAGCGTTTTGTCATTCTTTTTTGGGTTTTAGGTTCTTTAGTCTGCCTAAATGGTTTGACTTCAACCAGATACCTTTTGTTTGCTATTTTGACATAAAAATCGGGAAAATATCTATGTCTTTTGCCGTCAACTGGTGATATGTATGGAATAATGATCTCTTCACTTCCCCATTCTTGAACTGATGCGGTTATATCACACCATTTCATGAACTTATACTCCCATGATGACCGATAAATAACATTTGTCGGATCACCTTTGTACTTTCTGGGGAAACTAGGACGATACTTTCCTTGATATCTCATAAATACATAGAGGTCACATAATATTTAGGTACGAAGTTGGCACAATCTATCCTAAGGTATCCATTACAACCGCCTGTTACTGCAAATCAGGGAGATGATGATAATCAGGGTGCCACAAAAGCTATTGATTACTTGATGCTGCAACGAAGCAGAATCAAGTTTGAGGACAACTCCTCGAAATATTATGGTGAGAATTTACCAGGTAACAAAGTAGAACGTGAGTTAAATCCTCGTAGATGCTACCTTGCAATGCCTCAGCAGTTGCAAACTCAATATACGCCCTCCTATAGGCAAGTAAATATGGGAGTCATGGGTGTTTTGGGTGCTTCTGCTTTAGCAGGACTGGATTCTGGTGATTTCAAGACTTTGGCAGAGAGTATTCAGGGTGCTGCTGCTGGAGCAGTTCCAGAAGTTGCTTTGGGTGCAATGGCACAAGCTGCTGGTGCAATGAATCAAGCATTAGGTCTGGCAGGTAATGTTGATGCTAGTTCTCTGTTAGCAATTGGAAAGGGTAAAGTATTTAACCCATTCCAAGAACAGATCTTTAGTAATATGAATTTTAGAACTCATCAGTTCACCTTTAAATTCTATTCTAGATCTGAGCAAGAAGCAAGAATGGTCAGAATGATCATTGATTATATTAAAGAAGGTTCTCTACCTATCATGGGAGCAACTGGTTCTTTAAGTGGAAGTGGATTTGGTGTTGGTGATCAACTTTCAGATCAGTTCTCAACTATCAGTTCAAATAGATTCTTAGAAGTTCCTGATAAGTTTGATCTGAAGTTTATCAGACTGAATGCTGATGGTAGTATTAGTGATAATTCTACTGATAATGAAAAATCAATGCACTTCAATATGTTCCCATCTGTATGCACAGGTATTAACGTCAACTATACTCCAGATGGTCAATATACATCATTTAAACGAGTTTCAGGTGACATGGTTCAAGTCCCTGCAATTCAATTGACAGTTTCCTTTACAGAAACAAGAATTATTACACAAACAGACATTGGACCTGTTAAAGATGGACGAGGAGGATTCTAATGCCTGGGTTTTTTTCTTATTTACCAAATGTATACGTTGGTGAAGGTGTTGCTGACGATGAAGCAACCAAATATAGATTAGTAAAAAATCTATTCAGACGCACCAAAACTAGAGATGATTTATCAAAGTATAGTTCTCTATTTGAAGCGTATTCAATTACTGCTGGTCAAACACCATCATCATTAGCATTAGAAGTTTATAAAGATGCTCACTTAGATTGGGTTATCCTACTAGTAAACAATATCACTGATGTATATGAAGATTGGCCTAGAAATGAAGAGGACTTAATCACATATGTCAATGAAAAGTATAGTGGTCCTGATGATGTCCATCATTATGAAACACAAGAAATATTGCTAGATGATATCGTCTATATGCCAGGAGGTATTGTTGTAAACCGAACTTGGAGAACAGTAATGCCAGATGGCACTACTAAGAGTGAAACTGAATCAGTATATCCTGTTAGTAACTATGAATATGAATCATTTGAAAATGAGAAGAAAAGACAAATTCTTCTTCCAGTTTCTCAAATGGTAGATTTGATTATTGAAGAGTTTGAACAATTAATTGCTTATGCTCCACATCTAGAACTTGACGATCAGGGGAACAAAAAGACTCCTATTTCTATTGCTTCTAGATTCCTTGGTGATGTTGGGTACATTACATCAGAATCTCTGGTTTCTACAGAAACGACGACAACGACAACATCTTTCGATTATGGTCCAGGTTCATCTCTTGCTGGAACTGCTGGAACTACAACTGCTACATCTACAATCACATCAGCGTCAGGTGGAACTACAGCAGCGACTACAACGTCTACTCCAACACCATCCCCATCTCCTACTCCAAGTCCATCCCCTTCCCCATCACCTTCGCCTTCACCAAGTCCTTCACCTTCGCCTTCTCCAAGTCCATCCCCATCGCCTTCACCTGGTTATGGAGGAGGATACTAAAAAACCCTAGAGACCCATTTTTTGGCGGAATTTTTTTTCCGCTTTCCTGGGAATCAAGGGTCGATTTTGGTTTGGGGTCAACCCCCATCAATTTGGCATCCAACCATGCTGCCTCCGACAATACCTAGAGGGATTGCCCACCAGCGACCATCGCCACGGGATAGTACAGCACCTGCTCCAGCACCACCGATGCCACCAAGAACTGCACCTTCGATGCAAGAGTTGTCATCCTTCTCTTTATGTTCATGTTTATGTTTATGAACTGAAGGAGCAGCAGGTCTCCTATTATAATATTTCCAATCACAGGGAACGGAAACCCTTTTCTTGTATGATCTGACATACCCAGGATTACGCATGTCTCCAGGGACGTACTCTTCACGATAGACTCGCTTGAAACATTTTTCTTCACGAGCATACCCACCCTTCGATTCGTATGCTTTGTAGTTTGAATAGTCACCAGTATCTCGATAACGAATTCTGGTAGGGTCATAGACTGGACCTCTTGCCTGAGCAGGAAGTGCAATAGATGACAATAGCATTAGTGATGCAAGTGCTAGTTTCATCGGAAGTACCTATCCATTCTTAGTTTTATATAGTACATCCCGATCACCCAGATCGAGAAGAGGAACCCCTCGCCATAAGACATGGAGTTCCAAGCATGAACAAAGTCCATCACTCTTCCTCTGCAAGTTTAGCAAAATAGGAGAGAGTGTCATCTTCATCTTGAACAGGAGATGATGCCACTGCTTTCTCTCGGAAGTCCTTGACTTCAGCACCCCAATCAGGTTGATTAGATGCCATGATGTCAGGAGAGTTGAAAGAACCTCGTCCTTCAGATTCATCCTCAAGGGATTCATCAATGCGAGCAGGTGCAGCATTCTTGCCGAGAACCAGATTCAAACGTGCTTGAAGTTGCTCATAGGACTTGAAGTTCTTAGCATCTTCAAACTCTGCAAGGGAATATCCCTGCTTCCAGATAGATTCCAGTTTGTCATCATCGAAGTTACCCAGCGTACCAGGTGCAGCGAACTCAGACTTGTCATAGTTCCAGTAACCATCGACCTTGCGGATCTTCAGTTTGAAGTCAGCACCCTTCCAGAAGTTGAAAGGATCGATGGGAGTCTCATCAGCAAATGCAGGTTGCATTGCTTCGACCAGTTTGTCAAAGATTTTCTTACCGAACTTGTAGAGGAAGACTTTGCCTTCGTTCTCGGGGTGAGCAGAATCACTCACAACATAGATGTTGCTGTAGTAAGAGAGCTTACGCTTTTGAGCACGAGCAATCTCTTTGTCGCTGTCACGACCGCTGTTCCAAAGTTCGCGGTTCAGTTCACCGACAGGATCATCCTTGCCGAGAGTTGTGAGAGAGTTCTCAATGTACCACTGACCACCTGGTCCTTTGAAGGCGTGAGACCAGACCTTTGCCCAAGGCATTTCTTCGCCATCGGGAGCGGGAAGGAAACGGATGACAGCATATCCGTTACCAGACTTGTCCAGTTCAGGTTTCCAGAGACGCTCATCTGCGCCACCACCAGACTGGGGTTGATTGATTTTTTCGATCTCTCGCGTCAGTTTAGCGAAGGTATCGCCACCAGAGGACGCTTTCTTGAGGGATGCGAATGACATAATCGTATTCTCCGTATTGAATGTGTAGTGTGTTTTGTTTGCTACTGGGTTATCGTAGCATACTATTTAGTCTTGGTCAACCTCGCGTTGTGCCGCTTGTTCGAGTGTCATGACCATAGCGCCAAGGCACTCACCAAGATCTGCATACCCGAACGCTTGCGAGAGTGCATTGATTCGGGTCTTCATGTCTGCTGCATCAGGATCTTCCGAAGCAGCAAGGCATAGTCTACCATAAAAGGTTCTCTGTTTGTCGATGAGCATCTTACATGATTCAATATGCTCAAGTTTTTCTTCTATGGACATGTTACCAAGACGAGATGTTTCATATGAAACTGATTGGTACATGTTAAAAATGTCTTGCAGGTTTTCCTGCACTTGATCGGACTTAAAAAAACTCATAACTTTGTCCTTATTGTATCCAAAATAGTTGTCTTATACTCTGTGCAATCAATGCTCAAAAAAGGTTTATACTTTAAAATTTTAAGTCTAGTCTCTTTCCAAATAGGATCGGTTAATACTCTATCAAAATCAGATACAAATCCTAAGCAATGTTCAAATACAACGAGAGTTTCTAGTGAGATATCTTGAGAAAGATATAAACGTAATACACTTGGATGTTTACCAGGTTCTAACTTGAAAATTCTATCGAATGCTTCCTGGTATGGGAATGTAGATTGATCCAGTAAAGTGTTTACGTCCTGTTTAAATTTATATGTGAAAGACTCTTGATGAATCTTCCAATCAGTGTAGATATCATCACTAAAAGATCTGAGATATCCTTTGGGGTTATTAACAAAGTTAGCGACAAAATATCCTAAGAGTTTTGCTCCCGAATACTTCGTCGCTAACTTTTTAAAGAAGTATCGGTCGCGCCTTTCTTCAAAAGATTTTTCATTAGCGCGAACCTTACCATTGTATTTGTAGAAATCGTATTTTTCTTTAGTGAAGTGTTGCTTAAGTGCGAGATACATTTTATACACTTCAAACCCAGTCACAATGGTAGAACTCCTTTAGATGATTGTTTCATGTAGTTTAAACGTTGTGCCTCATGGCGTAAACGTTCTTTTAATGGTTTGGAAATAAGTTTAGGAACAGTTTCTAATTCGATTTCATTTTCCTGGCAGTAAGTAACTACTGCCTCAATGTAAGAAATTAGACCATTACTTTTTTTCACTAACCTCTCAATTTCCTGAGAGAATTTGGTAGGTGTGAGAAACTTATCATCCAAGTCTTTTTTAGGCATGTCTTCCCCTAACAAATTCTTCAATATAGGATTTGAGTAATTGTAAATAGTCATCAAGATTGTACTTCTCAAAAATTTGAATAGATCCCTCTTCGGTTGCGATAAGTGTGACAATTTTCTTTACCTCGATACCTGAACGCTCAAGGAACATCGCTGCATAAGCAGTCTCTTGCACAAAATAGTGCTCGATGTATGATTCCTTTTTTTCTTTAGTTGAGGTTTTAAAATCGATCACTGCTAATTCGCCATCGAACTCAGCAATACAATCTACTCGACCTGCCAAACCAAGATAATGTGAATAGAGAAAGGTCTCTAAACAATGAATGTTATCGATTCGATTTAGTGTAGATTTTGCTGTCTGAAACATTCTAACAGATAATGGATTGTTTTCCAAGTATCTGTCTAGATTTAGTTCGCCTTTGAAATAATCTTCAGCGAGGTGGTGGAATGCTGTGCCGCGTTGTGTAGCGCGAGCGGTGATACGATTAGCCTCAGTTTCACCTATTTTAGTTCTCCATTCTTTGAAGAACTGAGCGTTTTTGAACGATGTGATTGAGGTAACACTCGGAAAATATTTATCAGTACCAGGAATAGGGTAATGCCTTACGCCATCACGATTCACAGGTTCGACCTCAGGTTCTTTGAGATCGAGATTAATAAAGTTAAAGGACATTAGAACCCAAGATTATATTTACTAATAAGGTAAGATTTAACCAAGCCAGAACGAACAATATCATCAATACCAAACTCAATACAAGAAAATTCCTGCATCTCTTGTAGAATTTTGATGAAGTCAGAGATTCCAGTCTTTTCATTTTCTCTCACCAAATCAGATTGAGTAATATCACCGCAGAACATGATCTTAGAATCCTCACCAACGCGAGTGATCATTGAATCAAGTTCATGGAAGTTAAGGTTGCTGAATTCATCTACGATAACAATACAATTATCCATAGTGACACCACGGATAAAACTTGTAGACCAGAAACTAATAGTTTCTTGTGCTCGTAGATTGTCGTACAACATTTCAAAAGAATTATCGTCAGGCATACTGAACATGTATCGAACCATGTTCTTGTATGGAATCTGATAGAGTGCAGACTTATCTTCATGGTCTCCAGGAAGGAAACCAATCTCTCTGGTAGGAACCAGAGACCTTACAATGTATATTTTATCATAAGGTGTGTTTTCGTCAAGTACCTCTTGAAGTGCAAGGTAGAGTGTGATAAAAGTTTTACCAGTACCTGCTGCTCCATGCAGCAATAAGTTCTTTCCTTGTTCGTACTGCTCATATGCAAATGTCTGGTTGTCCGTCAAGGGTTTGATCGGAACCATGTATGAAGAATCAATAGGTTTCTTACGTTTCATTTGCTTCTTAGACATACCATTGGGATAGGTTTGGGGAGTCCCAGTTTTCTTCCTTGCTCTAGCCATAGTTTAAGTGTATCGACTCAGGTTTGCACGAGGATGTGCTTTTTGAACTTTGGACATGACTTCCTTGAATCCATCGGATTGTTTGGGTTGTCCGTAGGTAGTGCCAGCGACACCTTCACTCCAGTCTTTGTCCCAATCAGGATTCTCATCCTTCCAATCACAATATTCTTTCATTGTCATGTGGAGAGTTTGTTTCTCTCCAGTCTTTTTATTTATTACTGGGTAGGTAGGCATGGTTAGAAATAATTGAGGGTCAGAATTACTGCTCTGTCACTATCATCAGTAAATGATTCATGAGAATAAGATTCAGTTGCAGAGAACTCTACAATCTGATTCCCAACAAACTCAAACTTCTCATCTCCAATCTTAGTCTTAGCATTACAAGTAGTTAGGTAAAATACTGCAGTATATTCACCAACTCTAGGTTCGTTAATCACTAAACCAGAATCTTTCTTTGTACGCTTAGCAAGTGCCTGAACATATGCACTAGTCCATGCTCTAGCAGTACACCTCTTCCTAAAGATCTGATCGATCACTTGAAAGGAATCACTCTGAACCATGTCTCTGTCATACAAAGTATGCATATAAAGTCCAGTTTCTTTTTGGTAATACCATTGGTAATTACCTTCATCAAACATCAATGCTAACTCGTCGTAGAGAGGTTTAGCAAGATAATCTTGTTTTAAATCCATTAATCAATCCTCAATGATGGTTGTAAACATTCCCACTCATCTAAGTTCTCAGGGCATCCGCAGTCCTTCTCAGGGCACCAGTCAAGCGCCTCAGAGATCGTGGGGAACTGACAGATGAAATGCTTCTTACAGAGTTCTGCGATGTCCATATGCTCCTTCTGGGTGCCGTTGGCGGTACGCAGATTGATATAATGGATCCATGACCTAAGATTTCCCGTCATGTAGAGTTTTGTCCCTACAGCGAGGGGAAGCACAAAACGAGCACACTCCTTTGCGATATCATCTTCAAGCATCTGTTGGTAAAGTTCCATACCTTGCTTGAAATGATTCTGCATCAGGATTTCATACTTCTGCTTCTTCCAAGGGTCAATAGCATCAATAGAATTCTGACGATTCTTGTGGTCTTGAAGACGGAGTTCGGGGAGTGTAATCTTCTCACCGAGTAGGGAGGAATCAGCATAGCGTTGGGAAAACTCTTGGAAGCAGAATGAACGGTGACGCAAAATTTGAGCTGCCAGTCCTCTGGTAGTTTCAATCTGCAACGTCATGGATGCTTGCTCAAACACAGACCAGTGTCCATGCTTAATACAATACTTCAGCAGTCCTGCAACCTTAGGGTTGTCCTGATTTGATGGGTTGCTCACACGAGCAATATACCCAATGGTTTTCTCTGCCTCAGGAGTGACAGATACTAAGCATACTTTAGTCATTCTTGTCTATGATAATGCGAGCAATAATACACAAACCTAATGCCTTGAAGTATCCAATGGTAACCAGACCAAAGATAGTAGGCATCAACCAGTTCCATAATAACATAAGAACTACAGGTTTGACAAAGAATGCAATCGCTTGAGCTGCTGCTTTGACCGATTCTTCTTTTTGTTTCTGTTCTTCTGCTTCGGCATCCTGTGCTTCTTCAGCACGTTTGTCGAAGTAGATAGTCATTTTGTTTTCTTTTTCTTTGGTTCGTTTGGATCTTTCCATAATTTAGGATTAATTCTACCTTCAGCTTGACTCATGTTTATGAAATCTTTTTTGTAAAGATCATAGTAATGGTCAAAGATATCAACCTGCTTACCAGCAGACACAATATCAAACTTAGTCATGCCATCTTGCATATACTCTACAAGATAAGCAGTGTAAGGAAGACCTTTGTCTTGTGATAAAGTGGGGTCGCAATCCGCATGGAGAATTTTAACACCTTTCCCCATCAGGAACGACCTCCCCATTCAATAGATGGGAATGCTTCGGAGATAACCGCTTTAGTAATACGCTTATACTTCTCATTCATCCTACCATCTTTAGCAAGAACCAGAAGTTCTGCTTCTTCAGCAGAGAGTCCTTCCAGTAATTGAACGAACATAGATTCTTTCTTCAACATGGGTAGTTTATCTGCACCACCCTTGAAGAACCGATACAGACCACGATACTCAGACTCAAGACGTGTGTGATCAGTTCCTACAGGTGCATCGTTAGGAGTGTAAGGAACATCTCCTTCGGGCAATACAGAAACAATACTCTCGTCGAAATTGATAATCAATAGTTGACGGAGAGCAGTGCTGTTGTGTTTACGGAGAAGATCAACCTTCTCCTTTTTGGTTTTTGCATTGGAGACCTTTCTCAAGATCTCACTAAGAAGCAACCTAGAGTTGCTGTTATCAATTGATTTTGTTGGCATAATAATTTAACCTCGTTTAATCCTCATCTTCTAAAATGTCCTCATCCCAATACTGAATATCAGGGCGGATGTAAATCAAATCATCTTGTAAAATGTTTCCGTTTTCATCCAACATTTCTGGATGAGTAACTGATTTAGCGTATGCAGCATTCTCAATGAAGTCCTCAACATATCCTTTTGCTAACCAAGAGGTTGTGATTCCTAAAATGAATGCTCCGATAATGCCTAGAACTACTAGTGCGATTAACATGGTTTCCCTCCATTTAAACTGAGAATAATATGGAAACCTACCCCCTATAAACTCTGATTTATTTAGTACGTTTTTTGCGTCCTGGTCGTCGATCTAGTTCATATTGAGAGGCATCCTTCAATATAGTATTGAGGTACTCTTTGATTTTTCTTGCTTTAGGTTTGGGAATGTGACCATACGCTTCCCGAAGTTGTTTGTTACCACCACGAATATAGTTGTCTAGTTCTTCAATCAAAGAATTAATACTTCTCGCAGTGGGTGATTCAATGAACTCGCGAATGTTCTTTCTAGTTGTTTTACTAGACTTCAAATAATTATAGCACTTGAATGGATATTTGTTTTCTTCAAATGCAATGTCAATTGAACGTTCGACCAGATCATAAAATTCAGGATTCATCAGATAATTTTGTTTTCTCGCAGGTATTTAACAGACTCGGTGCAACCACCCAGTCTTTTAGAGTCTAGCAGAACTTGAGGAAAAGTGCTAGCTGGTCCAAACTCTGCGTAAAATTGTTCGCGACTAAAGTCTTTATTCAGTTGTTTTTCTGTGTAGGAGAATCGCTTCATCTCCAATACACTTTTAATCTTGGTGCAATATGGACACCCAGGTCGGGTATAGATTACAAAGTTCATGGCGTTTTATTGAAAGATTAAAAAAGGCACCCTAGGGTGCCTAGTTTATTATATGTAGACTGAGTATCAGAAGTTATACTTCACACCCAATTTACCACCTACACCGAGGTCATCGAACACTTCGTCTTCTGCGGTGATGAAGGAGAGTTCACCATAGAGACCCAGAGATTCAGTAACAGGAACGCCAATACCTGCTTTACCAGAGAAACGAGTCTCCAGTTCTTCTCCATCAACAGAGACCAGAGCAGGTCCGCCCTGAAGGTAGTAGGAAGCACCAGTGTCACCAAGAGCGCCTTCGTAGCCCACATGAACGTCTGTAGTTGCACCAGTGTAGTCGTCGCCAGTCCAGCCTGCATTGGTTTCCACGTTAACGTAGGGACCTGCAAAAGCAGCGCCAGCGAAGAGAGGAGCAGCGGCTGCTGCAGCGATGAAAGATTTAATCATTTGTTGTTTACCTTTTAGTTTACTTGCGGAGTGATTACCCGCAGATGAAAGCAGACTCGACATGTCTGCGTTGCCCGAATATTATAGCACACACTCTACTGCAGGTCAAGTGTGTCAAAATGTAACGGACTCAGTATTTATACAATCTAAAACGTTCAAGGTGTTACTGAATCTGTCTTATCTGTGACAGATTGTTTCCTCTTCAAATTAATCTTTGCTTGTTTTTTAAGCATTCTTACATACCTAAGTTCATCTTCATTATAGAACTCAGGATTCCTTTTTGCTATTTTTAGAATTTTTTTTGCGCCTTTTATCGTGTCTTTGAATCTCATTTGTATTATTCTGTTTTGTACTATTTATTTTTCTCTGCTGTTTTTGCATCTCATCCAGTTTATTTCTTGCTTCAATTAACTGCATGGCAGTAGCATACCTTTCATCATAGTATTTTTTCATGTCATCACTGCTGAGTGCAATACTGACAATATCATTAGGATCGACAATAGAATCGAATACCGCATCTTGATCACCAAGGATTGCCTTGATCTCAGGAGGTAGATCGCTGTTTTTGATTTTAGGTAAGTCCATTACTCTTCTATTTCGTAGTATTCATAACCAACACCATCTCTAGTAGTCCAGATAAGATTACCATCTTTGTTGTTAGCATTAAGATCAAGTGATGATGCCACGTCAGCTGCAGCAACTGGAGTGATTGTTCCAATTGTAACTGTCGCTTTCACCCCTCCAGAGTCTTTGAATCCAAGTTGTTGATTACTACTCTGCCGTACAAATCCATATGGATTGTTTAAAATGGTTGAAGCATATGTAGTTCCTGCCTGAACTCGAATCGTAGCACTCGCAGATCCAGACTCACCAGATTGTACGAATGATGCATTACGAACTCTATATGTTCCTAGTGCAGTATCGGGGTTAGCAGTGTTGGTAACAGAGTCATTTGTAATGGTCTTGATTCTAAGATTAGCATTACAATCATCACCATCATTGTCAAAGAAACAAACTCTAGTTTGATTACCCTCAATTCTATAACCTCCAGTTTGATTTGTCAATACACCACCATATGTTTTACCTGCTTCAACGTTCAACGTCAATTGTTTTGTACCAGAACGTTGTCCATCATCTTGCGTGAAGAAGATATTATCCTCAACACCAACAACAATATGATTAATTGCTTTACCAGAAGTATTAGGATTGTCATCCCAGAAAAATTTCAGTTCAATATTTCCAGCAGTAGCAACAACCAAATCTCCACTTGAATTAAACGTTGCATCACCACTCTGGATTCTTAGAGTGGCGTTTGTATCAAACCCATTGCTAGGATCATCATCAAAGACAAGATCTTTATTATTATTCTGTCTAACAATGCTTCCAGTGTTACCATCAATAATTGTTTTATATGTTCCTGCTGCTTTGTTGTATAAAGTTTTTGTGATGGATCCCTCTTCTTGATCGGGTTGTACAAATCCCACACCACCATTAGTCCAAGATCCTAATGCTTGTTTCCATGCAGCAGGATTGTCATCCCATTCAAACTCAAGAACAACCTGTCCTGTACCAGTTCCACCAACAACTAAACCTGTACCATTATTGAAGGATGCTGTGATATTACTAGTAATAGTTTGTGATTGAGTGTTTTCATTCCAAGCAAAGTTCAGAACTAAATCTGCAGTACCATTACCAGTTACCTTAAGATCTCCATTCTTTTTAAAATTAGCAGCAACACTTACACCAGCGTTTGATTGGCGAAGGACCCATGCAAGACCAGCGGGATTTTTTGTCCATTCATTTTGTCCTAAGTCTGCTGGGGGAGTATTAACAATGGTTCCAGTTATTACATGAGGACCCTGCGACAGATTAGATAAGGTAGTTGTTGCAGAAGTAGTAAAGTTACCAAAATTTGCAGCAACATTAGTACCATCAAGTAATATATTACCAACATTATCTGCAGAATATTCTAACTGGTAGTCACCTGTAAAAGGAACATTAACGTTCCAGGTAGCAGTATGTGTTGTGCTAGTCAAAACATCATTAGCAGATGGGTACACTGCATAGGTATCCATAAAATCACCCCATGCTGGATGAGGACCAGACTTGACCCATGGGTTACTATTTCCTGAAATACATGCACCACCTCTGCAGATCTTCAGATAATAACCACCAGGGTTTCTACTCCATGAAAAGGCAAGACTATTAGGTGTCGGAATAGTATTACCATCTTCATCGACAGATGTAAACCCTGCTGCTGAGTTAGTAATAACTACAGTCATCGGCATGACACCAGCAGTAAGAGTTCTGGTTACTGTATATGGAGTGCTTAATGCACCACCTCTGAAGATACCACCAGCAACATTATTAAAGAGGACATCATTACCATTGATAGTAACTGTTGCTGTGTCATCAACACCAAACTCAAATCCATATGTTCCTGATGTAGGAATATCAATTTCATAATTAATAGTTTGTGTTTGGAATGGTAATGTACAAACTTCAGGGTTTACCCATACTGCTAATGCATTTCCCGTGTCACTCCAGTACGAAGCATTGCTGACAGTGGTCTGTTGATTAGTGCTAGTGACATAAAAACGAGCATTACAATCAGTTCCATCGCCATCTTTCAAACACAATTCAGTGCTTCCATTTTGAATGATTGGATTGTTTGCTGGGTGTAGTCCAGTATATGTAATTGGATATGACGTTCCTGCAGTAACTGTAATTGATTCGCTCTGACTACCTTTTTCAACTCCAGATGTCTGAGTCCATATCTTTCCTGCAACTGCAATTGTACTTACAGCAGTTCCATTGGTATTTGGATTATCATCCCACTTTAATTTAAGGTTGACGATACCAGTTCCTGTTCCTGTAGCGACAAGATTTTGAGAAGTTGAATCAAATGCTACACTGACTGTAGATGCGTCCGTTGAAAAAACGTAATCAGAATCTACAGGAAAAGTTACAGGAGTAGACTTCTGCCTTTTGTATTTTGAAAGAGTTTTGCCATTTGATAAGAAAAATTTTATTGGTTTGATATTAATATCAGGATCAAATGGAGCACAAGTATCTGGACCGAAATCTGGTACTGTAAAATTTTCACCAGGATCAATACTTTTTAGACCACGATCGAGTTGATCATTTACAAATGGAATATCTGGAATCTCTGAAAGATATTCGTATATACAATCATAGTATTCCAGCGATCCATCATCTAAAGTGCGAACCTTACACTTTCTATTAGTGATCCATGGAGGTGGAGGATCAAATAAATCAAACTGAGGTAACCAATTATCAGGATCTAGTGGAGGAAACGTATCAATCCTGCCATCATCATCGTCTTCTTCTTGAGCAGGACGACCTCTTCTCCTGATGATATCATCAGGTTGATTTAGATCACATATTGGTCCGAACGGACCTACAGGAAAATAAAAAGACATTAAAAAAGAGGGGTCTTACCCCTCTATTTATTTAAGGTTTAGTGAGTTTCCTTTAATAAGACAAATCCTTATTAAAGTGCATTACCACGGGGCAGAACTTCTTCTGGGAATACAAAGTTTTCATGCGGTTGATCGATAGGTGCCAACCATGCACGAAGACCTTCATTCAATAGAATGTTCTTTGTGTAGAACGTCTCGAACTCTGGATCTTCTGCTGCTCTGATCTCTTGGGATACAAAGTCATAAGCACGAAGGTTGAGAGCAAGACCAATAATACCGATGGAACTTGTCCAAAGACCCATAACAGGAACAAACAGCATAAAGAAATGCAACCACCTCTTATTACTGAACGCAATACCAAAGATCTGAGACCAGAAACGGTTTGCAGTAACCATTGAGTAGGTTTCTTCCTCTTGAGTAGAGTCAAATGCTTTGAAAGTGTTTGCTTGTTCACCGTCTTCATAGAGAGTATTTTCAACAGTCACACCATGGATTGCACTGAGTAGTGCTCCACCCAAAATTCCTGCAACACCCATCATGTGGAAGGGATTCAAGGTCCAGTTGTGGAAACCTTGGAGGAAGAGGAGGAATCGGAAGATTGCTGCGACCCCAAAAGATGGAGCGAAAAACCAACTCGATTGACCCAGAGGGTAGATGAGAAAGACACTAACAAAAACAGCGATAGGACCAGAGAACGCAATAGCATTGTAGGGACGGATACCGATGAGACGTGCCAGTTCAAACTGGCGAAGCATGAAACCAATTAGAGCGAAAGCCCCGTGGAGCGCCACAAAATTCCAGAGTCCTCCAAGTTGGATCCAGCGGACGAAATCCCCCTGAGACTCAGGACCCCAAAGTAGAAGAAGAGAATGACCCATAGCATCAGCAGGCGTTGACACAGCCGCTGTGAGAAAATTAGCACCCTCAAGATAACTAGACGCGAGTCCGTGAGTGTACCAGCTTGTGACAAACGTAGTACCAGTAAGCCAGCCACCAATTGCCATATAAGCAGTGGGAAAAAGAAGTAGTCCAGACCAACCCACAAAGACAAAGCGATCTCGTTTAAGCCAGTCATCAAGGACATCGAACCACCCCCGTTGTGGAGGACTTAGTGTTGAAGCGACCATCTTTTCTATCCTTTAAGTAGTACAGTTGTGGCCAAGTATCACGAATGATCTCGGCAAGTTTGTAAGGTGTCTCTGAAGTTATCATAACTTTACATATGCAGAGAAAAAAATAGGACCCCGAAGGGTCCTATCGAATTGTATGTAACCTATATCAACCGATAGCGGGTGCCGTCAGTGCCACGGGTGTGGACTCAGCAGCAGCAAGGTCGAGAGGGAAGTTGTGTGCGTTACGCTCATGCATAACTTCCATACCCAAACCAGCGCGGTTGAGAACGTCTGCCCAGGTAGGCAGAACCTTACCAGAACTATCAAGGATAGACTGGTTGAAGTTGAAACCATTCAGGTTGAATGCCATGGTGCTAACACCAAGTGCAGTGAACCAGATACCAACGACAGGCCATGCAGCAAGGAAGAAGTGCAGCGAACGGGAGTTGTTGAACGATGCATACTGGAAGATCAGACGACCGAAGTATCCATGTGCAGCAACAATGTTGTAAGTCTCTTCTTCTTGACCGAACTTGTAACCATAGTTCTGGGACTCAGTTTCAGTGGTTTCACGAACCAGTGAAGAAGTAACCAGGGAACCATGCATTGCACTGAACAGAGATCCACCAAATACGCCAGCAACGCCGAGCATATGGAAGGGGTGCATCAGGATGTTGTGCTCTGCTTGGAACACCAGCATGTAGTTGAAAGTACCAGAAATGCCGAGAGGCATTGCGTCAGAGAACGAACCTTGACCGAAAGGATAGACCAGGAAGACTGCGGATGCTGCTGCAACAGGTGCAGAGTATGCAACACAGATCCAAGGACGCATACCAAGACGATAGGAAAGTTCCCATTCACGTCCCATGTATGCAAAGATACCAATCAGGAAGTGAAAGATTACGAGTTGGAAAGGACCACCATTGTACAACCACTCATCAAGGGTTGCTGCTTCCCAAATGGGATAAAAGTGAAGACCAATTGCATTTGAACTAGGAACAACAGCACCAGAAATGATGTTGTTACCATACAGAAGTGAACCAGCAACAGGTTCACGAATACCATCGATGTCCACAGGGGGAGCAGCGATGAAGGCGACGATGAAACAGATGGTTGCTGCAAGCAGCGTAGGGATCATCAGGACGCCGAACCAACCAACGTAAAGGCGGTTCTCTGTGGAAGTCACCCATTCGCAGAATGAATCCCAGTTAGACACGCGAGTGCGTGACAGAGTTGAACTAGACATTTGAATAAAAAATAAGTAAGACCATCAGGGAAATGGTGGAGTTACTATTCCTTGCCACCCTTAGACAAGGTATGAGAGACGTGCTTTAGACACCCATAGGTCTCGGTTAGCGGGTGTTTGTGTTAAAAATAAAAGCGACTTGCTTTACATTTGTTTACCTATTTAGTATATCAGGGTTCGGTTTTCCCGTCAAGACTAAAAGTTGAGTATTTATGCCCAAATTAATTTGGAATGGTACTCGTGTGCATAGGTTTCACGAGCACCTTTGATACCCCAACCTAACCAGTAGTAGGCGGGCACCATGTATTGTTGGATAGTTTGTCCACGACCTTCAAATTCAGGAAGGTAACGTTGGAACGTGCTTTCATTAATCATATATGCAGTCTGACCCTCTAAGGAACTAGGATCACAATCATACTTCTTACAAAACTTACCGAGGTTATCATAGCGACCTACGCTGGTCCATTGAATAAGACCATAACCTCCACTATGGCAAGCGTCGTAAGAAACTCGAGCCCCTCCCTCGCATATGTTGGGAATGAACTTGCTTTCCTGTTTAATGTTACCCATGATCGTTGCAATTGCGTTCCGATCACGGACCTTAGTTTTTGATTGAAGTTGTTCAAGGACGTACTGCTCGTTTGTACTACAGTCTGGACATTTCCATGTCTTTTCGACTACAGGAATCTCCACAACATTAGTTGTAGGTGGTGCAGCAGGGCGACTGAAGAAAGCAATTGTAGTGGATGCTGCTACTGCGGCACCAATGATAATTGTATTCATAAGTCTCATGTGAACCTCACCAGTATACGACATAAAAAACGGGGTGTCAACTGGATTGTGCCAGTTACCCCGTTGTCATGCGACGACGATATGATTTATTTATTCGTCACCACTCTGAGTAAAAAATGCTGCTGCTGCAAATGTTGCTAGGCAAAAACCTGCTGTTGCTAAGAGTGCCATAGATGGAATTGGCGAGGAGTTAGTATTTATTGTTACTTTTATTATTGGGTGGGGTTATATGCTGGAATGAGCATACCACCGCCACCATCATCGTCATCATCAGGTTGGTCCAACAATAACTCTATCAATAGATACCCCAACAGAGGGATAAATGGGAAGAGTAATGCTGCCTGAACGTCTGACATTTACCAAACACCAGGAATCAATTGTCCTGTAGTTGCATAAGCACCGAATGCTGCAATAATACCGAGCATTGCTGCCCAACCATTAAACCTTTCTGCGTTTTCGTTCATTGTTCTGTAAAAATTAAGTGATAGAAGTGAGGGAATCATCAGATGCCAAAAGCACCGAAGAAGAAGATACTACCAGTAGTAGCATAAGAAAGAACTGCTGCTACAAAACCGAGCATCGCTGTGCGACCATTCAGTTTCTCTGCACGTTCTGCATAGGTCTCGTAACCATAACGCTCAGCGTCGGTCTTAGACACATACATTTGAGGTTCTTTGGCGAACATGTTGTTCTGCCCATACTCGTTTGTTGTAACGGTCATTGTCTTTTGTAAAGAACTATTACAACTATATATCATTTCTTTACATTTGTCAACACCCTTGAATCATTAAGATTTTGAATCCAACAAAAAAGGACCCCTTATGGGATCCTAATCAATGGGTCAAATTGACTCCACCACCATGTTTTTATTTTAAAGAACAGGGAAACTCTTTTCACATATGTACAACTGTCATCCAGTTGAAAAACCATCTAGTTTATAGTCTATTGGGAAAGACTAGGAAAAGGTAATCACATCTGTGTTACCTGCACCGAAGAAAGGAGTATCAACTGGTTGTGCTGCACCAACTGAAATGTTGTCGGAACCTGTGAAACTGATATTGTAATCAATATCATAGTTACTGTCACTCACAAGAAATTCTTTCGTGGGACTGACTTTGTACCTGCTTTCCACAGACTTACGAATCGACTTCATACCCTGATAGTGACGCCAGATCTCACTTTGAAGATTGCTGTCAACATCATTTTCCATAGCGTCTTTGACGCATTCCTCAAGTGCTTTGATTGCTTTTTGATAAGAGTTCATGGGGTAACTACATCTCGAATGTAACATGGAACACCTTCAGGATCTAACCATTTGGTGTATTCAAAATCCTCCATAGCATAATCCAATTGAATTGCATTGTCTAGGAGGTACATATCTTTGTATCGCTTTGTCCATTCATCGTACTTTTGGATACGATAGTCAGGACGACCATTGAGTGCGATCGTCCCAGACTGAACATAACGATAGGGATAACGTTCTAGAAGAACATCAGGTTTCATAATAAAAAAGGTCCTGCTCAAGTTTGGTCAAGAGGATATCATAATCCTCATCTACATCACCATAGAAATCGACACCTTTCTCCTCATAAAATTTCACAACTTGATTATAAATGATGGGATACTCGATGTCAAGTGTCACTTGTCTGTCAACGGCATCGGAAAGAATGTCAATGACGGACGAGAACTTTTGTGCTGTAGTCATATGCTTTACCTTTAATGGACCGAATGCCCTAAAAGGGCAACGGGTCAGGTAGGAATCGAACCTACGACCGACTGCTTAGAAGGCAGTTGCTCTATCCGCTGAGCTACTGACCCAGGCGGTGTCAAGGTCTGCCTCCTCCATTTCAAGCTCAGCACATTTATGCAACTGATCAATCATAAGATCGACCATTGCGTCTTCAATGTCATTGAACTCGTTGTCCATCGGAGAACTCCCTTGACTACCTCTGAATTATAACAGACCCATCAGCAGGGGTCAAGGGTTTTGTGTGCCAGTTTTAAAATAGTCCTTTCGCATGTACCTACCAAGGATGTTTGAATTGTAAAATGCTGGTGTCCCATCTGACATCGCCTCCGTAAGTACATTATTGAGAAAAAGTTGTCGGGTCTCTTCAAAGTTTGTGAGTCCCTTTGTTTTATGTAGGCTTAATATAGTTCGTCTAAAGACGAGATTCCCGACCTTCTTCCTTTCGGCAGTAAGTTCAGCAGAGCTTCCGTAGTATTTTTTCCAGTCGCTCTCACTTTTAACTCGCCTACCTCCAGTTCTAGGTTTTCGTAATTGGTGAAAGTATTTTCTTCCGATGTATCTTTTACCAGTGAGTGTGTTTGTAATGCAATAGACAAAACCGAAATAGTCGTCAATGTCCTCAGATAGAAAAGGGTATCCGTTAAAAATCCAGGGGTTTTCATAGTCAGTCGGGGTCTCCGTCGTCGTCGTTTTGGTCAATGTAATTACTCACACTCTTAATCTTACTTTTATCTAGGTAAGATTCGGGATCAGAATAAACTTCCGATTTGAGTTCTGTGAGTAAGAACTCAAGATCCCGAATTAGAATTTGCAAGTTTCTTTTATTCACGATATTCTTCTAGTGTGTGTAGAACTTTATTCAACATTTCGTGAGCACCATCATGCCATTCGCCATTCTTGTGAGACCAAGTACCATCATATAGTTCATTCTTCATCTTAAGAACACGATTTTCCAATTCACTTTTTTTCAGGTTACCTCTAGGCATTGGCGTAATTCCCTCCAATCTTTGTCGAATGATTCTAATCCCTTGTCAGTCAAAACATGTTTGTACATGCCATGAAATAGTTTGACAGGGAGTGTGCAAATATCAGCACCAACTTTAAATGCAGAAGCAACTTGTCCTACATCTCTAATCGATGCTGCAAGGACTCGTGTCTTAACTTCATGTGTTGCAAAGACATCAGCAATGTCTTCAATCAATTTAATACCATCAAATGATTGATCATAGACACGTCCAACGAAAGGTGAAACGTATGTAGCACCTGCTTTAGATGCTAAGATTGCCTGTGCTGTACTGAATATCAATGTAACGTTTACATTAACGTCTTCGTTAGCGAGATCTCTACAGGCTTTGAGACCTTCTGGTGTACAAGGAACTTTGATTGTAATGTTTGGTCCGATTTCGAGATAATCATCTGCCATGTCAAGCATCTCTTCAGCAGTTTCTCCAACTACCTCTGCAGATATAGATGCATCCCAAGGAAAAATATTTGAAATTTCCTTGATGACTTCTATAGGATCTTGTCCTGCTTTCCTCATGAGGGACGGATTGGTTGTAACGCCGTCAATTAAACCCGTCTCAAAAGCATTAGCGATTAGGTCGGCATCAGAGCAGTCCAGAAAGAGTTTCATGACTTCTCCTATGCGTAGGTTACTGTTATTTAGAATAGCAAAAAAGCACCCATAGTGGGTGCTTTGTGTGGAAATCAAGATGTGATCTTCCAGGATTTGTTCTTCATGGGTTTTAAGTTAACCCACTTTGCATAATGGACTCCACGATAAGTCAAAAACGCAAATGTTTTATCTGGATCGTGCATCAAAGGATCAAACTCTGGAAGGTCATATTCAAATCTGACCTTCACCATTTGTCCTACCTCCCCCTTATACTTTCTGTAGAAGGAGAAGTTCTCCGTAGATCATACCGATGAATGCTACGCATCCAATCGATACAAACGTAACTGTTTGTAGTGCTAACATGACTACCTCACTTGCTGTAGACGTGTCCACGATAGCAATAGGTGCCATGGGCATCCTTATGCTCAGCGCAATTTACATTGTACTCAACACCACGATATGCAGTGTGAGAGAGTTGTGCATTATGCAGCGCAGATGCTTTGTCGATTTGTTTCTTGATGATGTTAAGTGTGTTCATGATTGACTCCTGAAATAGTAGGGTGATTAACCTTCTCACCTTTCGGTGGATCCGTTACCCGTTCCTTCAGTCGTGTGCGTCCCATGGACAGTCAGGCGTTGCTTCTTGAACTACTTCAATCAGTTCTACCTTGACCGCTGCATCCATGTGCTCATGTGCATTGATACGCTCGATAATTTCGATAGCATCAACACAAGCAATATTGGAATAGAGTAAGAACTCAAACATGGGATGAACGCTCCGTTCCGCGACTTACTTGCGTCCCCGAAGGGATGAACGTAAATTGTATCTGTTGATACATCTATATT